CTACGCAGCAGACGAAGGAGTACGGCAAGTACCAGTCGGGAACCACCTACTGGGATGCGATGATGCAGATGATCTCTGGTGGAGGATGAAATGGCAGGCATTGACGGCAACGACCTTGCGAAGTGGGGAAGCCAGTTCGTCGGCACTCCCTACGCATGGGGCGGCAACAGTCTCACCAAGGGCGTCGACTGCTCGGGCCTGGTCACTCAGATCTACAAGCATTACGGGATCAACCTCCCGAGGACTACGTACGACATGATCGGAGAAGGTCAGGCTGTCAGCATCAAAGGACTCCGAGCTGGCGACCTGGTCTTCTTCGACACGAACAGGAACGTCAAGGGTGCCGACCATGTCGGCATCTACCTGGGCAACGGCAAGATGCTCCACGCAGCCCGACCGGGCAAGCCGGTCGAGATCGTGAGCATGACGAGCGGCTACTACGTAGACAGGTTCATGGGAGGGCGCCGCATCAGCGGTGTCCACGCCGTGGGCGGCAAGGACAGCGACTTCGCTATCGGCGCCACCGAGCACAAGATGACGCCGCAGGAGCTGGCGTCCAACTACGGCTGGGCCTACGGGTTCCTCAACTCCAACAAGGAGCTGAAGAGTCTGTTCAAGAAGGCGGTCGACGGCACGTGGACGCCCGAGAAGTTCCAGGCAGAGCTGAGGGACACCGAGTGGTGGAAGAAGAACTCCAACACCCGGCGCGAAGCTCAGGTCACGAAGAACACCGATCCCGCTACGTGGAGCGCGCAGATGGACGCAGCCAAGATTCAGGTGCGACAGCTCGCAGCTCAGATCGGTGCGGCCATCCCCGACTCCAAGATTGCCAAGATCGCTCAGAACATGATCGAGACCGGAGCCGACGAAGACCAGATGCGCTACGCCCTTGCCGAGTACGTCAACTTCACCAAGGACGGCACGCTCAAGGGTGAGGCCGCGATGCACGAGTACACCATGAAGCAGTACGCGTCGAACATGGGTGTCACCATCGACGACCAGACCATCAAGAACCAGGCGCAGCGAGTCATCAGGAAGGTCGCTACCACGCAGGACTTCGAGGATCAGATTCGCCAGCAGGCCAAGTCGATGTTCCCCGCCTTCGAGGCACAGATCGACGCGGGCTCTACGGTCAAGGACATCGCCGCACCGTACATGCAGATGATGGGCAGCGAGCTGGAGCTTCCCGACACCTCGATCAACGTTCAGGACCCGATCATCAAGAAGGCCATGAACGGGCTGGACGCCAAGGGGCGCCCCGCCGGGGTGACCCTCACCGACTTCCAGCAGCAGCTCAGAAGCGACCCTCGCTGGAAGAGCACCCAGAAGGCCCAGGACAACGCCATGTCGACCGGAGTCAAGGTCCTCCGGGATATGGGACTGGCCTTCAATCCCGGAGCCTAGGAGGGCAACGTGACCACATTCGCCCAGCTTATCCACGGCATCGGCGTCCAGGAGTCCGGCAACAACTACCACGTGGTCAACTCGATCGGCGCGGTCGGTAAGTACCAGGTCATGAAGGCCAACATCCCGAGCTGGTCGAAGAGGGTGCTCGGCTACTCGATCTCGTGGCAGAAGTTCAGGGACTCACCCCAGCTTCAAGAGAAGATCGTGCAAGGGATCCTCAGGGGCTACTACAACAAGTACGGCGCCAGGGGCGCCGCCTCGATGTGGTACTCGGGTCAGCCCAACTCGAACAAGACTTACGGCAACCCCCCGGTCTACCGGTACGTCAACTCGGTCATCGCCATCGCCAACCGCTACTCAGGCTCTAGCCTCCCGATGGGCGGCAAGGACACCACGAGCAACTCTAAGGGTGGTGGAGGTGGGGGCTCTTCGGCCCCCGCAGCAGAGAAGCGCTCGGCTTCGGAGATGGCAGAATCTTACGGCTTCGTCGACACGCTCTTCGATTCCAACAAGGAGCTGAAGAGCCTGTTCAACAAGGCCGTCAAGGGCCAGTGGACAGCGGACAAGTTCCAGGCTGAACTCAGGGACACCAAGTGGTGGAAGACCCACTCGGAGTCCGAGAGGAAGTACCTGACCACCAGGTACGGCGACCCGGCTACCGGCAAGCAGCAGATGACCCAGGCGTACGTCAAGGTGCGCCAGATGGCTAACGCCATGGGCATGCGCGAAACCCCGGGCAACATGAAGCGCCTCAACACGTGGGCGTACAACATGGTCGCCAAGGGCTGGGACGAAGGTCAGCTCAGGAACGAGATCGGCAAGTTCGTCTACTTCTCCAACGACACCTGGCAGGGCGAGGGTGGCGAAGTCCAGGAGAAGCTCAGAAGCTACGCGTACTCGATGGGCGTGACGATGTCGAGCCAGTGGTATGCCGACAAGACCAGGAACGTCATTCGCGGCATCTCTACCGAACAGGACTACGAGGACGAGATGCGACGCCAGGCTAAGGCGTCGTTCCCGCAGTGGTCCAAGCAGATCGATGCAGGGCAGACGGTCACCGACCTGGCCAGTCCGTACATGAACTCGATGGCCCAGATCCTGGAGCTGCCCACGGGCACGATCAACCTCTTCGATCCGACCATCAAGAAGGCTCTGAACAACAAGGACAAGGCGACCGGCAAGAGTGAAGTCAAACCGCTCTGGCAGTTCGAGAACGAGCTTCGAGGCGACAAGCGCTGGAAGAGCACCAAGAACGCGCAGGACAGCCTCATGCAGGTAGCACACCAGGTGCTCTCGGATTTCGGGGTGCGCTATTAGTCGCGCAGGCGGGCCATCAGCCTGCGGCGGCGGCGTTAAGTACTAGGAGGATAGATGACCACCCCAGCCAATAGCGCCGACGCACTGAAGAGGCAGCTCGACGCGTACAAGATTCAGCTCGCCTCGGTTCAGGCTTCGTTGAAGGCAGCTCAGGCCAGCCTCGCTCTCATGAAGAAGAAGAAGGCGACCAAGAGCCTCGGCGTGCAGATCGCACGCCAGTCGGCCATCATCAAGCAGCTGTCGAGCAAGCAGTCGGCACTGGGCACCAAGGTCAGCGACACCCAGAACAAGTACTACTCGGAGTCGGGACAGTACGAGCAGCTCCTCAAGGGCACCGACCGCGATGCGTACATGGCGATCAACTCGCTGTTCAAGTCCTACGGGCTGGAGAGTCTGGCTCCCAAGATCTTCGACTACGTCAAGAACGGCTACTCTCCGGACACGGTGAGCATCCTCCTTCAGGACACGACGGAGTACAAGCAGCGCTTCGCTGGTAACGAGATCCGGAAGCAGCAGGGCCTGCCGGTCCTGAACCCCGGAGAGTATCTCGCCACCGAGGCGAGCTACAAACAGATCATGCAGGCTTCGGGCATGCCGACCGGCTTCTATGATCAGAACTCGGACTTCAACAACTGGATCGGCAAGAACATCAGCCCCTCGGAGATCCAGACCCGGGTCGATCTGGCCACCCAGGCCACGACCCTTTCCAATCCGTCGTACCGCAAGGCGCTGAACGCCATGGGCATCAGCGACAACGAGCTGACGGCCTACTTCCTCGACTCCACCCGGGCCTTGCCCCACCTCCAGAAGAGCGCCGCTACAGCGGCGGTCGGGGCAGAGGCTTTGCAACAGGGCCTCACGTTCGATAAGAGCTACTCCGAGCAGCTCGCCATGGAAGGCATCTCGGCCGACCAGGCAAGGCAGGGCTACTCGCAGGTGGCATCGGATCTCGCGACCTACGGCGCTCTCGGCAAGATGTACGGCCAGGACTTCGGTCAGCGGACGGCGGAGCAGAGCGTCTTCGAGAACGACACTGCGGCTACCGCGAAAAAGAATCGCCTCTTCTCGCAAGAGAGGGCGGCATTCACCGGTGGAACCGGTGGCGCTAGAGGTGGGCTCGGCCAAGAAGGCGGGGCGCGGTGAGGAAGTCACCCGCCAGGGCTCGATAACACAAGGATACCCAGCCTTTCAAATGGGGACCAGCGGCCCTCCGGGGCCGCCTATGAGGTATAGCTCAGCTGGCAGAGCACGGAGCTGTTAACTCCGGCGTCGCAGGTTCGAATCCTGCTACCTCAGCCAGACCAGGGATCGACCGGCCCCCTGGTCTGTACTTTCGTCCGGCATCTAGGCGAGCGTCCCTGCCCTCCCCGGGCAACGGAATGGCGCCACCATCTAAGGGAGATCAAATGAACGACCAGTGGGGTTACGAGGAAGACATGAACGGCACGGACCTGGGCAGCACTCACAGCGACGGCCCCAAGGCTCTCCGTGACGCGTACGCGGCGATGAAGAAGCAGAACGATGAACTCAACGCGAAGCTGACGGGCTTCCTTGAGGAGCAGAACAAGCAGAAGCTCGCCACCGTCTTCCAGTCCCTGGGCGCTCCGGGTGCAGAGAACCTGTACCAGGGAGAGGCCGATCCGGAGAAGGCTCGGGTGTGGGTTGAATCCATGCGCGGCGTCTTCGGAGGTAACAACGCACAGGGTCAGGCCCCTGTTGCCGATAGCATCCCTGCTCACCCGGGGCTCGAAGCCCCGGTTCAGGAGCAGTTCCAGCGCATGACTGAAGCAGGTCAGTCCGGTACCCCGACGGGGAACATGGACGCGGCTCAGGCTTCTATCGGTGACGCTTCGAACATCAATGACCTCATCGCGGCATTCGACCGAATGAACCGCATGTAACCGATCCTTAGGTGGTGACAAACCATGGCTAACGCATTCACCGGCACTACGGCGATGGCGAACCTCGTCCAGACCGCGTACGACCGCGCTCTTGAGTTCGCCCTTCGCGCCCAGCCCATGTTCCGCATGGTCGCCGACAAGCGACCCGTCCAGCAGGCCATGCCCGGCTCGTCCGTCGTGTTCTCGCTGTACCAGGACCTCGCTCAGTCCATCACTCCGCTGAACGAGCTTGTCGACCCGGACGCCGTTGCGGCCGGTAACCCGACCACGGTCTCGGTCACGCTGAACGAGTACGGCAACGCGATCCTCGTCTCGAACAAGCTCGACCTGTTCTCCTTCACCGACGTGACTGCCGGTCTCGTCAACCAGGTTGCGTGGAACCTCGTCGACTCCGTCGACCTCCTGGTTCAGAACGTTCTGGCCACCGGTACGCAGACGGTCCGCTCTTCGGGCGCATCTACCGCTACCTACGGCTTCGGCTCCACGCCGACCAACCCGACCGCACTGACCTCGATCGCTGCGGCGAACGTGTTCAACTCTACGGTTGCGCGACTGTCTGTCGCTCAGCTGCGGACGAACAAGGTTCACCCCAACAAGGGCTCGTACTACACCGCATACATCCACCCGCAGGTCGCCTACGACCTGCGTCGTGAGACCGGTGCTG